GATATTGGACCCGAACATGTAGTACTGAGCACCAACCCTGGTTATCCTTACTTCCAAATGGGTTTCAAAAAGAAAAGAGATTGTTTTACCCTTGCTAAACAACGTGCACGTATGTGGGCGCATAGAGTAAAAGAAGATCTTCCTGTTCAAGTCCCACCGGCTATGATATTCGCAAGAACATCTGTGACTAAAAGAGGAGAAACTAAGTTACGTGGTGTATGGGGAAAACCTTTTGACCTGCTCATCTGTGAGCACTCTATCTATGATCCTTGGATCGAAAGAGCTCAACGTTCAAAAACCATACCTTCTGCTTATCGCTTCACTTTGTTTAATCGTGGATACCGACGTCTTTATGATGAAATCACAAACGCTGGCAAACCTGGCACTGTTTCCTACTTTGGAGCAGATTTCAGGAAAGCGGATACTGGCTATGCCCCTTGGTTAATTAACATTGGATTTGATATTATTCAATCTCAAATTGATTTTGGAAAATATGAAAGATATGGAAACCCTATACCTTCTAGATCTATGAAATTAGCAAAGAAATTGCAACGCCAAACTATTAATACGAAGTTTTTGATGCCCGATGGTTATCTTTTTCAAAAAGAAACTGGTGTCGACTCCGGTTCTGTACCCTTCCAAAGAGTGGAAGATATCTGCACCTTTATTATAAATAGAACTTGTCTTTACCTTCAGCAAAGAGAAATTTTATTTGACTCCTACCTTGGAGATGATGATTATACTGTACTGCGTAATGCTCTCACTGTTGATCTCGATAAATATGCTACTGATTGTCAAACTCTATTCGGAATGGAAGTTCACCTTGAAAAGTGTTTTAACACCATAAACATATGGGAAACCTCATTTCTCGGAAGAAATCTACTTGCTGGTCTACCCGCTCGTGACACAATAGATATTGTCCTCGCAGCTCTATACCCTAAAAGTACTGATCGAACAGAATTAGATACTGCTCAACGTATAGTTGCCCTCTTTTACGAGAACTGCTATAATAACGCCACAGCAACCCGTTTCCTTCAAGCTTGTTGGGATCGTTTATCACCTGAAATCAAAGAATTTTGTCTAACTGGCAATTATGTCTGGGATACAAGATGGTATAAAATGTTCAAATCCTATGGACTGGATAGGCCTCCAAGATGCGTGCCACCTGAGAAGTTTCAGCTTTTCCTTATGCTTACAACTAACAAACAAGATGTAACCTAAATTGTAAAATATATATAATGTACAAAC